AGCGCCATGGCGGAATCAGCTGGGAAGAACTGGGCCTGCACCTTTGCCGCGTCCCAATAGGTCGGGTCGCGCGGGTCCATTGTGGGGGGCGTTGTACCTCCGCCCGTACCGGTTCCGCTGCCAGTTCCAGACCCAACCGTACCGCCAGTTAGATCAGCCACCTGTGCGAGCAAATCAGCTTTGCTGGTCGCGGTAACGGTAATGGTCATCCTTTTAACCCTTTCGCCAAATCGGCATTGGACTGTTTGACCCGAACCCCGACAGGCTTACCCGTCTTGGGATCGCGGACGATTTCTTTTTCGGAAGTCATGGCCTTATGCAAGGCGGCAGTGCTTTCGCTATGGGCCTTGGCCAAATTATTAATGGCGTCGGATGTGCGATTGTCATTGGCCGCATTGCTGACAGCTTCTGTCAGTTTGTCGAGTTTGGCATGCAGTTCGTCGTCACGCACGGGCCCCTCATATTTGTCATCTCTGGCCTGGGCGCGGGCTTCTTCCTGTGCCCCATCCGTGGCCTTGGCTGAGATGCGAGCAACCTCAATCGCCGTCTCCTGCTGGATATGGGCCTTGGCAAGCTCCAATTGGGTTTCGGCATCCAGCTCAATCCGCCGCATGGCCATTTCGCTGTCAAGTTTGCGCTGATCGGCCTCGGATTGGGCTTGGATTTCGGCTTGACGTAATTGCTGTTCGCCCGCCAAGCGCTGCATCTCGCGCTCATTCTCGATCTGGTTGAGATGCTGCTGGGTGGCAATTTGGGCCTGGGCCTTGTTGGCTTCCGTCTGGGCCTCAATCTGCGCTTTTTGCTGCTCGATTTGCAGATTTGCCTGCAATTCGGCCTGTTTCTGCTGGGCTTCGGCCTGGATCTTCATGATCTCAGGATTAGGCCTAGGCTGCGGATTGGCAGCTTCCTTTTCCTTCTTCTGGATGTAAGACGACAAAGAGGATTCCAACTCTTTGCCTACTGGGAAAGCACGCACCGCGAACTGCATAAGCTGGCCAATCAGAGGGATGGCATCCGGGTCCTGGGCGCCGGCCTGGAACCCTTCCTTCAGCATGGTTCCCAAAGCCTGCACGAACTGGGTGCGGTCCTGCTTTTCCTGGGCTTCGTCGGGCTTGATGGTCGAATCAGTCTCGATATCAATCCGGAAGCACCGCATGGCATTGTTGCGCAGCAGTCCGAACACATCCTCCCAAGTGGGATTGTTCATCATGTCTTCGAATTGGTCTGGCGTCGTACTGGGAGGTAGCGGTGGGGGTGCTACGGCACCCTGTCCCTGCATAGCCATCTGCTTGGCCTGGGCATAGGCAGCTTTCTCCTGGCGCGTCAGAAGCCTTACGCCCGATATCTGCTTGATCGTGTCATCGCTGAAGTGGTTGCAGATCACATCGGCAAACAGGCGGATGGTTTCGCGGATAAAGCGCTGCACATCCCGCTGATGGTCGCTGATACGTTGTCCAGCGAACCCGGCCTTGAGCCTTTGGGCTGTAGCCGTCTCGCTCGCCTCGGTCGCGCCCCGGATGATGTCACTCATGCCGGTAATCTCGTCCAGGTCCTGCTTAACCTTATCGCGGGCATCATAGGCGCGCAGCAGGGCCTCGGCAATCATCTGGATATCCAGAAGCTCCATCGCTCCTTTCATCCCGCCTTTTTCGCCGGCAAACACGGACCACTGCTGGACGGGGATGAGCTGGTTCTCGGTCCCCTCGTTGAACATGCGATTAAGCCCTTCGGCAGAGGCGTCATAGACACCCACTACCTTCAGGCACCGCGTCATCTGGGCGATGCGATTGGTTAATTCGTCCAGCTGGGCAGCTTGGTCCTGGTATTCCTTGTAGATCGGGACCGGGATCAGCGAATCATTGGCCAGGTTAGCAAATAGGGGCTTAGGAGACGGAAAGAACCCATCCAGCCGCAATGGATCGGGCCGCATGTCATAGGCATCTGGCACCGACTTGTTGAACCAAATCGCGCACTTCTTGATCTTATCCCAGGCCTCATAAATGACCGTTTTGCGCACGGCGCTTTCGATGGTCTGATCCTTGGAATCCTTCTGGACATAATCCATGGGGAGATCGCGGATCATCTCGGCGGCTTTTTCGGTGCCGTACTTTTCAGCCAGGGGCTGTTCAAACCGTTCCCGGAACTCGCGCTTGGTCATGTAGACCTTGCGCCAGATCAGCCAGACCTCGTCCCAGGTGCGGCAGATGTTATGGCCGTAATCTTCCCGGTTCACGTAGTCGGAGATCACGTCCTCGTAATCGAGGACCTCGGGGGCCAAAGCTTCGGATTTGTTCTGATCGCCGGGACCTACATCGTCAGTCAGTCCTTCGGCAGGTTTAAAATGCGGGTCATACCTTACCCAGGTGGTTCCTCGACCAGGCAACAGGTAGTCCAGCACACAGGCGCGGGAGGTGGCAGCAAATTGGTCGGTGTCGCAGAAATAGGCGAGGCAGCGCTCGAGAACGTCGCTTGATACGCGTCCAATCGGGTCAGCATCCTTGAAGCGTCTTTGCACATCTGGCTTGGGATTGCGCGCATAAAGCGCCGGCAAGAGGTTTTGGGTGTTGGACCAAAGGACATTGAACCTCCGATATTGGCTCTCGATGGTGCCTTCGCTGCCCCGGTCATCCTTATAGCGCCTCAGGATGGTCCGGGCCTGGCGGTCCCAGTTCTGGGTTTCGCGGCCATAAAGCTCGATTTCCTCAACATAGCGCCCAACCTTCCACAGCTGGTCAGTATCGGAAACTGCGGGTTCGGAGGTGTTGAGGGATACTGGCTCAGGCATCAGATCCGCCGCTCCCCACGCGGCTTCTGCTTGAACAGGTCGTCAGCCGTGGCGCCCATCCCGATAAAGCGGGGCTTTTCCTCGGCTTTTGGCTTAGGCCGCACATAAGGCCGCGACATGCAGGCATAGCGCCATTCGTCTGCCGCGTGATCCTCCATGTCCGAGTTCACGTCTTCGATCCTGTTTTCGTCGTGCTGGAGGATTGGGATAGTTCGAATGCTATCTCGGCAGACGTCGAAGCAATAGACCATTGGTTGACCAGATTCCCCGAGCATCCTGGATCGCATTTGATCCCAGCCACCCATGGCGCCGATAGTCCCAACTCGTTTGTTGTCAGCCCGCCTAAAAGCCACCGCTCCAGCAGAGGCTGAGTACATTCTTTCAGCAATGGATGGCCCCCCGTCACTGGCAAATGCTGCCGGATCAAGCACACGATAGCTGAGAGTTTCCCCCTTTTCTAGCTGTAGAATGCGCTGGGCCGCCAGCTCGGCGGGGATTTGCAAGCCAGCGTTTGGGTTCTTGAGCGGATCGGCACAGCCGTAATACTCGCGGTAGCGAATTAGGGCGCCCTTGGGGATAAACTGTCCATCCGGGGTCTGGAAATCCTCGCCCACGATGACCCACCAGCCAAAGCTGAACGGCCTGGCAGATCCCCAGTCCCCCGACATGAACTTGGTCCACCAGCCTGGGAAGGCAAAGGGCCGCAAAATCATGGCCTGCGACCAGCAGTTAAAGAACGCGCCGGCTACGATATTCCAGTCACCCTCGATCCAGGCTTTGCGGAGGGCTTCGTTGCCATAAGTGGCGGCGATAACCCGGCCTCGATAGCCCGGATCGTTCGACATTAAGATTTGATTGTCGGCCATGCGGGATGGGATGAACATCCGCGTCATGCCGGTTTCGGGGTCTAGGTGCGGAGTCCGAGCTGGTGCCACATCGATGTACCGTCCCTTGACCCAACCATGCCCCACGCCTCCGGGGTTCCCAGTAAGGCGCACTGTGCAGGGGACGCCAGTAGCTGACCGTAGGGTAGACAGCATTTTGAGTAGTCCGGCTGGGGTCTCATACTCAGTGACTTCATCGAAGCTGATTCCCGTGTATTGGTGCCCATGGTATCGCCCATAGTCCTTCTCGTTCTCGATATAGCGCATCTTAACAGATGCCCCGCTGGGCCAGTACCAGCAATTGGAAAACGGATAGTCCGCGCTGGGCTGGGATTTGAAGACCGCCCCGGTATTGGGGAAGACTTCCATAGCCCTGGATTGAAGCTCTTCCAGCTCTGGATAGGTCTTGCGGAACATGATGCCGCGCCAGCCCGAGCCATATCTTAATGCGCCGTCCTCCTGATAGCCAAGCTGGGCGTCTGACTTGCCCCCACCACGCTCACCCCCGAAAAAGACTTCCTCACACCAGTCAGCTTCCAGGAATGCCAGTTGCGCCCCGTGCTGGGGAAACCATGGCTTGCGCAATTTTGTTACTTCGCCGCGCTGAGGCGTTGTCATAATATTGCTAGGATGAGTGGAATTTCAGCCAATCTTCGCGGCTGAGAGGGGGCCTAAGGCCATTTTCGGTGATGATTGGACCGCCTTCAGGCCCTGAAATTTCCTGCGCCGTCTTGTCCCGCCACTCTGCCGGGCGGCGATTCTTTAGCCAGAATATGGCAGCGGTGGTATCTGGCGCGATTTTGGCGATAAACGGCGCATAAACTGGCGCGGGAGCGTTAGCAGGCATGAATATCTTAACCTCCTCCTGCTCATAGCCGATGGCGCGCTGATAAAGGCTGCGCTCAACGCGCTCGTCCGCAACATCCTTACCGCTCTTTAGGGAGTGACAAAATTCGTCATGATCCGCTTTCCATCTATGGATAGTGCGGACATCAACCTCGAAGAAATCGGCTATTTCCTTGTCTGTTGCGCCTAATTGGCAAAGCTTTTCAGCCTGTTTGGCGTAATCTGCTTTATAGGATGATGGACGCCCGGCCATGGTTAATGCGGCAAAATCAGGTTTGTGGGCTTAACGATAGGTGAGCCGGCCTGCTTGCTCTTATGGGTGGCGCTGATTTCCTCCCAATAAGCTGTCCACATGGCTAGGAATGTTCCTGTGACGAGGGCTTGGTCTGAAATGTCCTCATCCGAATCCATACCCTTGGCCATGAAGTCCATTCCAGCTTTGAGCATGGAAGGGGTGACCATGACTTTGGGCATTTGGAATTTATCGGCCATTGGCTTTCAACAGCGGTAGGCCCCAGGCTTGGGCTAAGAGGTTGTGGATATAGGGAAAATTAGGTGGATTCTCGCAAAGCTCCAGGCTCGCACAAAAACAAGCATGCCTTTGCTCTGGGGTTTTACCCTTACAAGCCAAAAGCTGTTCCTGAAGCTTGTTAATTTTTTCTGTCAGACCGCGAAGCTTTTTGACACCGTATGTCATTGGGCCGCCGCATCAACCTTGGCTTTCAGGGCTGTCAGGGCGTCGGCAACGGGCTGGAGGTCAGCCGGCGGCTGGATTTTGGCGATCAGGGCGTCAACCGAGGCGCTGATTTGGGTGATGCTGTCCAGAAGCTCTTGAACGGTCATGGAAATTCTCCGGAGGATGAGAAGGTTGAAGAATACTAGAATGGCTATGAACCATATCACGGTTTTGCCTTGAGGGCTTTGGCCAGTTTTTTTGGATCGGTTTTGACGCCCTCAGAAGCCATCTGGGAGGCTTTTTCCTGGGGTATACCAACTCTCTTGGCAACCGAGGGATCGTGTGCAGCGGCTTCAAATAGCCTGTGCTGAGCGCTAGACCACGGCATCCTGTAACCCCATCCATGTCTGAAGGCCTGGCACCATCGTGGCTGGCCGACAGTCCCCAGAAATCAGGTCCACAGCGATTCGATCAAGCAGGCACGGTGCCTGCGGATCAGCAGCAACCCGCTTCATTTGCCCTATAAGCGCAAGAACTTCAGCCCTGACAGAATCCCGCATCCCGTTAATATACGCCGTATTAACTGTGATTTCCATTGTGATATTTGGGTGCCGGCTCATTCTTCAGACCGCTCCTCAGGAATTGACAGAGATAAAGTGGTTGCAGAGGTCGCGTAGGGTTTCCATTTGGGCCAGCGTGATCCTGCCGCGCACGAACTCGTCATCCTCAAAGGTGACGGAGACGGCGAAATAGCTGCCGCGTAAATCGCTCTCGCCCATGCCGTTGACCGGGCCGCGAACTCCAATGGCGTCAATCTTCTTCATGTGGCTCGCCGGATCAAACGTCGTTGAGGTGCTTGGCCCTGTACAACGCCCAGGCGATTTTCTCGGCGGTGTCAGGGTCAATCTTGAAGGTCTTCGTCAGGATGTCGCGCACGTCAGCGACCACTTGTGGGATCATCAGTGCCACTCCCATTGATAGGTGTAGGGGTTGTAAAAACGGGTTTTGAAAACCATTGGCTTAGGGCTCCTTATTAGGAATTGACCGCTTCGCGGCGTTGGGCATACTTCTTTTCGTCCTTGGCGGTCGCCCAGGCCGGCTTGCCGATTTCCTTGAACTCAATGGTGTGGATGCCGGGGCCGACGCGCGTATCCTTGGGCACCCGCAGCGTGACCGTGACGAATGTCTCGCCCTCATAGGCTGGGCCGAAGTCCGCGCTTTCCATCACTGCGTCAATCTTCATATCCTGCGCTCCTTACGGGTAAACCTGAGCGCGGATGCACTCGCCAATGCGAGCCGCGCAGTTGTTCCAGATGCCGTTTTCGTCATCACCAAGGTCAGACGGGGCACGTGGGCCGGGACGGTTGAACTCGTCTGCGATCTTGGCGCAGCGCTCGCGCTCCAGTCGGATCGCTTCATTGACCTGTGCAAGCGTGTATGACATTTGCGGCTCGCCTATCTTTGGGGTTTGGTATTGGAACGGCGGCAGACAATTTCAGAGCGGGCCTTAGCCGTCTGCCAGGGCAGGCTTTCTATCTTGGGGCCGCAGTTCATCGAACAGTGACCATCATCGTAACAGTCGCCACAGGGCGGAACGCTGCGGATGCCGAAGTCGGGAAGGGGGTAAATACTCATTTTCCTAATCTTCCAACTGACCGGCAGAACAGTCGTCGCAATAGTCAAACTCTGAGGGCGCGAGGCGCCTACCGCATTGCAAGCAATCAGCCGTACTAACCGCACGGCCTATCCAAGCGTCTGACCTGCCGCTTTTTGCGACCGGCTCACCGTCATCGCCGCAGCCATCGCCGGAGCAATCCGGGCACTGGCCGATTTTTGTCTCAAGGCCCGGATCGTCAAGTTGCGGATCATGCCGCCACAGGTGCCCATCTACGCAGCGCAGATCGCCCTTCATGCCAACCCCTCCAGAGCCTGGGCCAGGGTGTCGGCCTGGCGGATTATTTCCGCATGGCTGGTGTCTGACAGAGGGTGTTCGGCATCGGCAACAAACCACTGGATGGCATCGAACCGGGTATGCACCGGCCAGACGGCATACCGCTTGTGTTCGCCAAACAACTGCTTGCGGGCAGCGGGCTGGCCCTTCAAGGCCGGGTTATTGGCGGGGACTTTGGGGAAAGAGACCATGGCAGGCACTCCGAAAGGGTTTCTATATCTGTTGAAATAGAAGATATCATCTTTCGGGGTAGATGCAATAGGTGATATCAAATATAATTGGCCCTTGACGGTATTTCTGATATCACCTATTGTTACAGGCATGGGTAGAAAACAGATCAATGAAGAGCAGATGCCGTGCCGCCTTCCCGAAGGCTCGCTGGCCCGCATAGACGCCGTTCTGGAGGACAAGGAGAGCCGGGCGGCTTTCCTGCGGTCCGCCGTGGAACGAGAGCTAAAGAGGCGGGAGAAGGCTTCCAAGTAGACGCTCCCCTAGCGAGGCCGAAATAGGCGTATGCCGTCGATGACCTGCTGATAGTCACGGGCGGCATGGACGAAATCTTGAGCGCGCTTCCAGGCAGCTTTCGCCTGATCCTCGGTTCCGTCGATGGCGTCCAGCGCAAGTTGGGCGAAATATTGGCTGATGCGCGGAAAGTTGAACCCGGCGCTGCCGTCCTGATCCCGCAACATCTGATAGTAGTGATCCATGCCCTCCACGATCACTTTGCTTTGCAGGGTGAGGGGGCGGAAGTGTTCTATTGGGGCATTGCTGCCTCGGATGTGGCCGGTCGAATATTCGACATATGGTTCAAGCTCCATGACCTGCACAATGTCCAGGCCGTAGATGCACCAATCGCCTTTTTTGATTTCTATACTCATGTTTTTGGGGCTCCTCAAAAATCGCCGGATTTGGCATCAAGGTCCAATTCGGAGACACCCATGCTTAGACACTTCCAACAAAGTCTGCCTTTTGAAGTGGGGAGGCCACAGCTTTCGCAATGGGGGTTGAAGCCAGCACCCTTTAGGGCCGCTTCCAGGTCATCGGAAAATTCAGCGTCCACCGCGCGGCGGCGCTGCGCATACATCCATAGAAGGTCTTGCGCGGTAGCATCCTTGACGGATAGCGGTACCTTACCCGGCGGGCAGGTCGGATATTTGTCGGACTGAAACTGTCCGTCAGCGTTGATGTGTGATCCCATGAAAATCTCTCCTCGTTAATAACCGGGCTATCCAACTATTGCGCCGGGTCCGTTTCTAATTTGGCTAGCCTGCTGTTCCCGCTAAATGGGCAAGCAGTTGGGCCAATTCTGTACGCTCCGTTCAAATATCATTGCCGATGGGGCACCCGCCAACGGCGCACAATAGAGTTTGATCGGCAGGCTCGCCGCAATGAAGGCATGAAAGGCCGTCAGAGGTTCGGCCCTGGCCAGCCCATAGGCGGGAAACCGCCTCCGCTTCCGTCGCACCGTGTGCGTGCGGGCCTTCCTCCATGCCGTCGAAGTAAGCCACCCAGTCAAATTGCCGGATCGGGATGGGCGGGAATATGTGATCGGTGATGACCTTTAGGTCTGGCATCGAACGCTCCGTTATTGCTCAGGTGGTTTGGGAACTTGCGCCCAGAATTTTGGTGTGGGCTTCGGGCGCCCCATCATGTTGCGCCATTGTCCTAGAGCGTCCTTGCGCATGAACCGCATTTGACCGGCGCCCCATGTTAGGAGGTTCGTGTTGGTCGGTGCTGCGGAAGGGTCAAGCCAAGCAGGTTCTATGGCTGATTTCTGGCCATCAATCTTCGTCAGGCACTTTGGACAAACCAATTTCAAAATCCGCAATCCGGACAATCTGTGTAAGGCATCGTCTGAACGCTCCCCGGTTAGAAGTGCGCAGCGTTGAACGCCGCCGCGATGGCAAAGCACACTTCGCTATCTTCCGCCTGACAGATGCCGTAGCCGCCAGAATGGACAAAGAACATGCCGTCCTTGTCCCGGTGATCGACTGACCATCGCTCGCGCTTGTATTGCGCCGGGATGTCTTTCCAGAAGTCGCGCGCCCGGTGCTGGTCGCAATGGGAATAGCCGCTGTCACCGGGGCCGAAGTCCCGACCGCAACTGCTGCAAGATACGTTTTCAAACTTTGCCATCTTGGGGCTCGCCTTTCTTCACTTCTTCGCTTGGGTGTTTGCATAGGCTGTGGACGGCTTCAGACCGATCATTGTGTTTCTGTGCGCGTGTGATTTCGGTGATTTCTGGCGAAAATCGAGAGGCTCAGAAGCGGCGCAAAGTAGGGCTTCCGGGCTCCGATTAGGGCAATCTTTATGTAATTTCATTCCGTTGCCCACGGTGCCACCTCGTCGTCTTGGATTTCGGTGATCGGCATATCGGTAATCCATAGGTCGGTGCCGAATTTTGCCATGTATTCCACATATGTACGCCTGGCGGTTTCAAGGTGCGCAGCGCATATCTGGAACAACGCGCTCTGGCGGTTGAATACCTTACCACAAGCAACCGGCGCCGGGCCCTTTTGCTGGAAAATAAAGAAAAATTTCCGTTCATCTGCAGGCGCCTTAATGATGGCATCAGTTATAGCTAGCGGAGCCGAGCCATAAATCTTGCCGTCCTTCATCAGCTTTATGGCCGCGTCCACTGCCTGAATGTATTGCGTCGCCTGAAACGCATAGCGGTTATTGGCGAATTCACGGTCCACGGCTCGAGATATTTCCCGACCATATTGATTTTCGAACGTTTTCAGATCCACCGTCGCGCGCGGTTTCCAATAATCTAGACGTGCCTTACAGGGACACCCCGTTTCCTCATCCACCCAGAATATCGAAACTTCTGGAATCCCGCCCTTGAATGCCTGTCCCAGCGTCGGGGATTTCTCGATCATGGCGGCGGCGAGTTCGATTCGGTCTATGACGTTTTGTGATAGAAATTTCTTGCCGTGGTGTTCTTGGCGGTAAGCTTCAAGTGCGAGGTCATAGATCGCATCTTTCATACTTGGTTCCAATTCTAGGATAGTGGCAATGCGATTGGCCTTGCGCGAGCCAGAAGGCTTATAGCCTCGTGACACCATCCACTCCTTAAGATCATCATCCGTCACTAGATGGTCTTCAGTGGCCTCAAACTTGGCCGCAAATCGCCGGTCGAATACCTCCCGCCCCTCCAGTAGACGTGCATGATAGGCAGCGCCAAGGATATAGGCGAATGAATCCTCTTCAACCTCCACGTTTGGATTTAACCAAGCGGTTCTCGCCCAATAATCAAGGGGCGATTGCCTCAATAGCTTTACCCCGGATGCGCTTAATGCTGGCACAGAGAAATAATCCTCTGCCGGCAGGCCAAACCAGACCCCTGGAGAAAACGCCATCATGCCAGCCACCGCCAGGTTTTACCCCTCTTCAGATCATTGACCATATCAACAGTCACGTGCGCAGCTTTTGCTATTTGCTTCGCTGTCATGCCGCACCCAAAAAGCGATCTAACCTTTTTTACTTGCTGCGGCGTCGGCCCTCTTGGCCCGCCAGCGCCGCATCCTGGCCGCGTGATTCTTGCGAATCTCCAACAGCCGTTCGGCCATTTTCAGAAGTTCTGATTTTGTCGGTTGTTTTCTAGCCATGAATGACATATACAGGCGTGCCATATACCTGTCAAGCCATGCTGCACCACGAATTACAGGCCGCGCGAATTAAAAGGTTCATCGCCATGTCGGGCCCGGAATATACCGATGTGCCGCTTCGGATCGTCCGGCATGAACCGGATTATACCATTGTGGATTGGATGGTGGATAACGAGATTGATGCAATATTCCGGCGGCAGGTGTCCTATGCCAGCTGGTATTATTTGCGGGCTGGCGAACGTGGTGACGTGGTGACGGTTAAGATTCGCTCGGACGATGTGGGTTTGAAGATTTAAGTTCCCACCGATCCGCTGCCGCATGATGGCCGTTCTTACGCAATACGGCGGCCACAGACGGCAGCTTTTTTTCTCCACATCCGATACCGTACATGCTCGATTTGAACGTCTGGAGCCTTCTCTGTGGCTCTGGTCGCATTATACCAATCAATTGTCCGGACGATGGGAAGAACCGATTCTCAGGATTGGTGCGATACTGCCGGCAGGCATCGCGCAGCTTTTCAGGGCTGTATCCCTCCAAATCTTCCAGCATATCCAATAACAGCATTTCAATCTGCTGCTTTGTTTGCCCGGGTTGGCAGTAAAATGATTGGAGACGGGCCAGAAGGGTTAATTTCTCGATCTTCTCCGAGGATGCGGGCGGCAACGGCGCTGGCTGCGTCGTAGAAGGTTTCATGATTGGATTTTCTGGCTGGTCTTCCATTGTGTCCTCCGTTGCTGAATTTGACTGCGTTCTGGGTCCAAGTCCGCCAGCTGGCTGACCAGTCTGCGGAATTGGTTAATTTGGCGGCGTGATGATCTCGGAACTTGGAAACCTCGTCCTCCAGGCCGTTGCACAGGTCTACCCTCCCGCGCTTGAGCCAAAAGGCTATCGCCCAGTCCTTGTCAGCTTGGAGGGGGAAGATGTCCGGGAGAGAATGTTTCGATTTCCGTTTGGGCGCATCTAATACCCTTGGGGTATTAGATTCTTCTGCTCTGTTCTGTTCTGTATCTGGGGGCGTTACTGAAACGGTTTCATGGCGTTTCCGAAACGCCCTTACCCGTTCCGTTGAAACGTCCGACTTGTACTGCCACTTGTCCCAATTATGAGGTTTCCAGCCATTTTCAGAGCGGATCAGAAGGCCGCCGGACTGTAGGATTTGTAAAATTTCTCTGGTTTTTTGTTCGGATTTTCGCAATGAGAATGCGATGTTACTAACGTCCACATTTATCAAACCATCGGTCCGAGCTGCCAAACACAGCAAATTGACCCAGGCGCGAAATGCAGAATCCGGAAGTTTTTGCACCTTGGGGTCGTCCAAGACGCTCTCATAGAGCCTTAGCCATCTGGCCATGAACCGTTCCTAAATAGACGAGCAGGCCGGACCGGGCGGAAGGGGTGCGTTGCTGGACGCTCCCGACCCGGCCTAGACACGTCTGGTTACAGGAACGGTAGCGAGCCGCTCCCCAGCAGAATCAGTTTAACATAAGTTGACGGAACTTTGCAGACGGAACTGCGTTTTGCGCACAGTCTAGAATGGCACCCTAATATTCGTGCCGGCCACTCGTGGCTGGGTTCCCTTCCGCCGCGCAGAATGGTGTTCGCAGTACGGCCCCCTGCCAAACTGTGGTTGGCCGCAGCATTGAAAGTCCGGCAGGTCCTGTACAGGCCATTTGCAAAGCCCCTGGGCGGGGAAATCCCCAATCGGGCCCACTGCTAGGGGCTGTTCGAGATCGGGCCTGGGCGGGGCCGGTTTTGGCTCTGGCGGCCTCGGCTTGCGGCATGGTTTGTTGTTTTTGACATAGCGCCATGCGCCGGCTGGGCGTGATGGCAGCTTCATGCGGCTGACTAGCCCAATGATGCAGTTGCGAGATATATCGAGCCCGAAGGCTGTAAACATGTCCTGGGCCAGGACTGATGAGCTTTTGCCCGCAGCCCAGCCGGCCTTAACAAATTCCCGCTGTTCATCGCTGTACTTTGACCGAGCGTCGGCGCCCAGCTTTTGAATCTCCGGTGTCATCAATTTCCCCCGTTTCCCAAAACTGATTCGATCTAGCCTGATGGCGAACCTGGCGGGGTTCAAGCGCTTTCAATGCAGCGTATGCGGCAAGATCGGCATGGACGGCCAAATAGCGTTTGGAGCGGCGCTGTCGGGCGTCGGAGATCCATGGCTTGGTCATGGCGGGGCTCCTTATGCCGAATCCTGCGCGGCCCGATACTTGATCGGATCGGCAAACCAGTTCGGCTTATCAAACATCTGGTCATCTATGTTGGCGTCGGCCCATGCCTCGGCTTCCGCTTTGGTCGCAAAGTCTTTGTCAATGATCCGCCCCGCGTGGATGATCACGAAACCGGATGGCGATGCGGAAATAATCTTCACAGCCTGCGCTCCCTATGAGGGTTTCTTCCGGCTAGGCCGGAACTTAGTGCAGGCGCAATCGCGCCCAATAACACATTGGCACTCGAAGCCACCCGCGATGTGTTCGCCCAGCGGGTGGCCGCAGACACACATGCGCGTCATGTCGCCGTCAAAGGCATAGCGCTTTGTGACTGGATCGCGGTTCTGTGTTTGCGGCTTCCCCATGACGCTCCATTTAGGTGAAACAAAAACCGGACATGCAGTCGCCGCCGCTCGCCTTGGCATCTTCCAAATAGACCCCAGGGCTGCGCTCTTGCAGCCGGTGTTCAAACGCTTTCGCCTTGGCGTAATCAGCCGGGTAATTTTTCACCAGATCGCCCCATTCGGCCCCGGTCTGGTTCGGGCACATCCAACAACGCGACTTCGGCGGCGGCGGCCAGCCCATAGATTTGACCAGTTCCCGACAATCCTGACGGCTCATAAGCCGACCATCGTCAATCAGCGGGTGGCGATACTGCCACTTGCCTTTGCCTCCGGCCCGCATCCGGTGGGCTTCATCGCGGGAAATCCCAAGCCACAGATCGAAGCCAGCCCTGCCGCCCTGCATCATTTCGTTGCAGAACCGCTGCACCACGCGGACCTTCCATTCGTTGCTGCAAAATGTCGGCAGCTTTCCTTGCTCGCCGGTCTCCGGGTTCTTCTGGAAGGCTGGGATCAATAAGGTGCTGCCGTCCTCGCCGCCGTAAAGGTCCACGGTGGCATAGCGCGACTTCGGCACGCGATGCAGGGTCACGCCCACCGCAGCCAGGTTCGGCACAATCACGCTGTCATGGTAATCCCATGTCTGCTGAACCTCCCGCTCAGTGTCCACGATCACGGAAATATCAGGCCGCAGCTTGCCAAGGCAGATCAGCGCAGCGATGGCCGCGCTTTGCGTCCCGCCACCAGCCGACCAGACCTGAATACGATTGCTCAAAACGGCTCCCCTATCTTCCAATTCCGCGCCGGATCAATTTATCAATCGCGGCGGGAATAAAAACGATTGCTAGAAACCCAATCATGCCGATTGCGGCTTGCGGGTCTATTCCGGTGATGGCGAGAAATGCGGTCATTTAGCGAGTCTCAAAAACGGCGCAAATTGACGCGAATCGGGGTGATTTAGAAGCTTCTTTTTGGAACGTCATGCTTCTCTCCAAATCCTGGGTTGCCCATCCTCGCCAGTCCCAGCCCGAAATACCTTGGGGGCAAAACGGAATGTAGCAGCCCTTGCTATCTGATATTTGGAATTTGGCTTTGCCGCATTGCAGATGAATGATTCCCCCTTTTTAAGGGTCTGGAAAGGATATGGCGGCGGCTTTCGCGAGGTGCGGCGAACTTTCTGCATTTATCACTCACATCACTGTTGACTTGGTGATTTAGACATGAAAGGCTCTGTCCGTCAAGACGGAGGTTGAAATGAGTGGTTCTGGACTGGAATTGTCGAATCGGACAGAAGCGGAATACCGGGCATCAAAGGCGCAGATTGGCATGAGCGATGACCAGCTGGCCAATGAGCGGGATGCGCAGCGGGCCATTAAGGCCGCGAAAACCATCATGCGCGATGCTATTCGACAGGTTAACGCTATGTCTTCGATTGCCCATATCCCAATGACGGCCTGGGATGATTTCCTGCACGATAACGTGTTGGACGAAAAGACTTGGAATGAAGGTATCGAACAGGCCCGCAATGCCTGACGATCTCCCCCAAGCCCCTGAAGCCAAGACCCGAGCCGCCCGCGAGATTATGGCGCTGCATACTGGGGCCGAGCTTAAGCCGGTCATCCCAACAACGCTGGAGGAAGCCTTCCGGTTTGCACAGCTTGTAGTGCAGGCTGGCCTTGCCCCATCCTCCTACGAAACCAATGGCGCGCCCGATCCCCAAAAGGTCGTTATCGGCATCCTGACCTCGCTGGAATTGGGTGTGCCGCCTCTTCAGGGTTTGACCGGAATCGCCATCATCAACAACCGGGCGACGGTCTGGGGTGATTTGGCTGTGGCTCTGATCCAGGCGAAAGGGTTAATCCGGGATCACGAAGTCATCGAATCCGGCACCTTTCCCAATGATGATTACACGGTGACATGCCGGTATTGGCGCGTTGGGCAGACCAAGCCCTATGAAGGCAAGTTCTCGATTGCTCAGGCCAAGAAGGCGAACCTGTGGATGAATGCCAGCAAAAAGCCCTGGGTCAGCTATCCTCAGCGGATGCTTCACGCCCGCGCTCGCGCATATGCCTTGCGCGATGGCTTCTCAGATGCCCTGAAGGGATTGGCCATTGCCGAGGAAATACAAGACCTGCCGGCAGAGCCTAAGGGTCCGGTTTCGACGGACTTCCTTGCGGATGCGCCCCAGATTGCCAACAGCGAGGCAGGAACGGGGGCTGCGCAGGCTGCCGATACCAACACGGTATCAGACACCACAAAACCAGAAACGCCGCTAGAGAGCCCGTTAAGCCGTGGCTGTCGGTTGTTGGTACAATGCAGCACGATAAGCGACGTTAACGATCTATCCGAATCCATCCTGCCAGAACTTGAATCGGTGCATGACCAGGCGGCTTGGGGTGCGGCTGTTTCGGAGCGCATGGACTATTTGGCGGGGCAAAAATGAACAGCATTGCAGTCCACGAAACTGTTCCCGGTTATACCGTGACCGTACAGCGCGGGTTCACGAAAGATGGCCGCGACCAAATGCAGATATCCATCATGGAAGAGCCCGGGTCATTGCCCTCAATGCCAGAGAACATCTGTTGCGATGTTCCGACGTGGATGGCCTTCGTAAAGGTCGTGGATGATCTGCGCCGTTTTGCATCTGAACAGGAACTAAAATTTTCGGGTGGAAAATGACCATTCATGGCCTAGCGTTTTCGGCATGGTCATTTCCGCTGTGGCTGTTTCTTGTGGCAGCGAGGAACGCTGAAATGCTCAAACAACAGAAAGGCCTTACCGTTGTTATTATGGGTGCGATCATTTTGGATCTGGCGGTGTTCTGCGCCATCAATGCTGTGGCAGCGGCTCTATGACCAAGCCAGTCACCCGCAAGATGGCTGTGGATTGCTTGCTGCACCGCATTGGAGAAGATGGCGCAACAATTTTCATTGCTACAAACAGCGGCTCGGTTCTTGCCTTTAAATGCACCGAATGCGGGAAGCCTATTTTCTCAGGCCAAAAGATACAATTTGATGCTGTTCACGCTCATAAACTTGGTGGCGAACACGGTTACATGGATTTGCGGCCCATCCATTATGACCCATGTCATAAGAACAAAACCGCTCGCGATGTGAAGGCTATCGCCAAGGTGAAACGCCTTCGCGGCGAGACCTGCACCGGCCCAAAGCGCAAAATCCCAAGTCGTCCTTTTCCGAAAACCAAGCGACCAATGAGGGGGAAATATGTTCCTGGTTGATCTGATTTATGCCCACGCCAACGAAGGCCTGCACGCCGAAATGCTGCGGCGCTACATGCCGAAAACCGCCAGCCGTGAGCTGGACGAGCTGTACAGCCGCTTTGGCTCAATCTACCGCGATGTGATCTGGGATGAGCGCAAGAAGGCTGCGACACCTGTGCCAGACAGGAATCGTGTCGATTGGCCGATCAAGCGCGCGACGGCCAAGATTATTCCTTGGCGATCTAGGCCATTACAGCCGAGCGATAGCAAAAAGTGGATCACTACCTGCATTGATCAAGGTTTTTGGTGCCCATAATTAATTAACCACCCCAAACATATCTTAATGCCGGAACCCATGATTCCTGCCACATACACGCGCGGCAAAATAAGGTCCGATGGCGTGGGCAAGATTGGGTTGGTCGCACTGGCGCTGTATTTGTGGGGAATCGCGGAATTTCTGAAATGGGCTTTTCACTGATTTGGCCTTGTGGGTACAACCCAAGCTGCAAGGTGGTTCAATAGAACCTAGACTGAGGGTGACAGGCCGGAAAGACGGCCACCAAAATTTGGGGCAAGCCATGTCGCATTGGAGAGAACCGAAGCCGCCGCATAGCTGGTCCGATGGTCAGCTTAGACGGGCGCTGGTGCTGGTTGTTATGGCCTTTTGGGGATCGGTAACGTTACTGATCTGCGGATATTTTTCATGAGCAATGACCACTCGGCGCAAGCGCCTCGTTTGAAGTACACGCCAGGGCCTTGGGATTATTACGACCCATGCGATACAAATTGCGGCTGGCCGTGCACGCAGGACGGTTGCCCGGATAATCACCCGACTGGCGTGTATGTTATCGACGGTCCCTCGTTCGAAGCGGACAGATGCGACGCATATGGGTTCGCGGTTGTGAACGAAGCCGACGCCCGCCTTATCGCTGCCGCGCCTGATCTGCTGGAGGCGCTTAAAAACCTTCTTGATCGCGTTGAGAGAAATGGCGGGATCGGGGAATACAAGGGGGGCCCAGCGTTTGTCGTGAAGGCTGCGAAATCCGCCATTGCCAAGGCCGAAGGCCAAGCAATTAAGACGTCCTCCGCAACACATACTGAATCGCAAAGCTGATTAAACCGCCGATGACGGCTGCTGCACCCATTTCAAAGCTGCGCCATTTTTCCAGCTTGTCGACCCGCTCGGGCAAACCCTGCAGGACCTTCACATAAATGCTGGTCGATTGAAGCGTCTGGGCCTGCTTGTGCAGCTTGATCCTGGCCTTGGCCAGCTCGTCCTCAACAATCTTCAGCCGCGCCCCGATGTCCCCGAACTCGCGTCCATCGGGCCCTGGCGGGCTCATTTGCCTTTGAGGAGGGCGGCAAGCCTTTGGCGCTTGGCTGCGTCGGGATCGGGTTGCAATGGTGGCTGGGCCGGCGTCGATTGCAGGCGCCGTAGGAGTGTCGCGCCGACTTCAGAATCCTGGTCGAATTGGGAGGGCAATTAGCGCTCCATCAAAACGGCATATCGTCGTGAGCAGGGATGACAACCTCCCGCTCCGAGATTTGGTAATTAAGGCCAAGAAAAGAAAGTAGATGTTCAGCCGCGTTGCGAATTATAGCTTCATCGGCGTCGGATAGCTCTCTTCCCGACAGGCAGTTGCTCTCAATGGCTATAACGGTTTCGCCGTCCGCCTGCACCGTCACCGCCCAATGTTCAAGTTTCGCCATGACACCCCTATTTCAGCAAGCTAGCCGGGATTGCCGGCAGATTATCGCGAGGACAATCCCGTGCGGCAACACGCTGGAGCCAGAACTGCGTCATCCGAAATTCATTGGCGCTATAATCAGCGGATTTCTGGGCCTGCTCGGCGCGGATTTCGGCTTTGGAGGCCATGAGCGCCAGGCCGGACAGCAAGACAATCCCCACCACCACAATCGCTAGCAGCCATTTTCCGAATTTGTCGGAAATGATGATGTTGACCGCCTGACCCCCATGTGTCGCCGTGGCAGCCCTCTCAGTTTGGCAGACTTCTTTGCCCTCGGTCATCCAGCCCCCGCCGTAGCTCTCTGACATCCGACTTTAAGTCGCCAATGTCGCGTTGGATATAAGTCTGCTGAGTGGCAAGTTGGGATATATCAACGCTGCTTTTTACAGCGAATCCTAATGCCCCAACTACCCCAGCAACAGCTAACAATCCTCCCACAGTGATCCATGCGCTGCCAACCTGATTCCCTACAGAATTGGCCATGTGCGCAACCCGAATGACGAACTGGTTAATTGGCCAGTGGGCGGCTGCATCGTCATACACGGGGGCACCACGTCTTGTAGTTGCATCCGTATAACGCTCAAAACCAACATTTGTCACAACCCCTAGGCCCCGATCTTGTTAAATAATAGAGCAACGCATGGCCGCATATAGGCCTAAGTTCCACAAAGGATGTTCAATTTTGGGCAGCCCTTGTCAGAGCCGCATCAGCCTGAGCGGTCGCGTTCGCATCCGACGCAATCGCCTTGGCTAGGGCCGCATCCACCGCAGCCTGGTCCGTCAAGGACAGCGAGGATTTGACCGCCGTGTAAAGTGTGGTGGCTTCCGCGACCAAAGTCGGGGCTTGGGAAAGGATCGCGATAATCGCTTCTGCAATGCCCATGGCTATTTCTTTCCAATGAGAGTTTGAATTTGGGATATCAGGGAAGTCGCGCCGGCAATCTTGGTTTCAATGCCCTGGGCGTCTCCCAAGGCAACCAGGCTATCCGCCGCCTGCAAAGCAGCCTCGGATTGATCCAGATAAGCCTTGGCGGTAATGGCGCACTGAGCCACGCAGAGCTTGGCATTGGCCGCTGCGGTCAAAGCATCAGCCGCCGCTTCATGAAGGCCATGCGCCGCGATGAGGCTTTTTTTTGCGGCAAGCATCGTGGCCGGCGCGGTCTGAGAGATCGGCGCATTGGGATCAATCCCCTGGGTCCCAGGACATCCCGCAAGCGGCAAAAGCAATGCGATGGCGAGTAGATGCTGTTTCATGAAGTAGCTCCTGATTTGGCTTTAGCTTCCTGTACGCGTTCTACAACTTTCGCACCGTACAATGTGGCCAATGTTGTGGCCATGACGGTCAGTTGGGCGACATCCATTTTCATTAGGAAGCCCGCGACAGTGCCTGTCCCAACCATGGCCAGGGACATGGGACGTGCTGTTTCGCCAATGAACCATGCGCCATCCCTCAACCATGTGCGGCTGCAAGGCGGCGGGCAAGGAATCGGAATGCCTGTTTCGCTCATGCCACCAAATTCCCCCTATCCGTCCAGAACTTCTGGCGCCCCCATTGGCCTTTGTAAGTCATGGTTTTTGACCAGCTTGGCGCGTCCTTCAGGCTGGTTGAGTAATAGAACAACGCCCCTCCCGTAGGATCGTCAGCATGCTCGGCATCAATGATGAGCTGCTGCAATCGGCCCAGCAAAGGATCGTTGTCTGCGAGGGTGCACGCGCCCTTAAAGTTGGGATCACTGGGCATATACCAGCCGCTAAATTGCGCCCGCCAAAGGCAGACAGTCGCAAGATTTGGTCCCCAGCGTCCATCGCGAACGCGGTTCCACATAACATGGGCCACAGCGACTTGACCCGCCGCAGGCTCTCCGCGAGCTTCTTGCCATAAGGTCCGGGCTGCAACATCCAGAACAAAACTCATAGACCGGCAGCCTCCAAGCGGCGGCGCAGGGATTGAATCTCTTTGACCAGCAAAGGAACGAGCTTGCTGTCATCGCGGGCCCAATAGCGGTCTTTATCGCCCGGGGTCACGGCAAATGGCGCGACCTCATGTTCCTCCTGGGCGACAAAGCCAAAATTTTCATGCGCGCCGGAAGATTTCCAGTCCCATTGGCGGACTTTCAAAGCGTCGAGGATGGCGCCCGCATCCCCCGAATCCTGCACATTGTCCTTCAGGATCGCGTCGGATGACGTGTTGTATGCTGTGTTGGTGCCGTTCGTGGTGATAGTGCCAACAACACCGCCGCCGAAATTGAATTGGATCAGTGAAACGCTGGTATCCTGCACTTGGCAATGGATGGCGTGACCACCGCTCGAACCATTGTGGTATGCCGTAATAGCTGCGCCGCTACCGGCTGCGGCTTCGAGGACGCCAACACCAAGCGTCGAGCCATTGAAGTTACCAAGGGAGGCATTCAATGTGCCAGTAAAAGTTGGGTTTGCCGAAAGTACCATGGAGCCGGTGCCGGTGACCGAATTGGCGAGGGTGACACCGCCATAGATGATCGGCTGGGCAAAGCTCGCGCCCATCGCAAACGGGATGCGCTGCGTCGTGGTGGTTTGGCCATCTTTGGTGATGCAGGTGGAAAGACCGGTTCCGAGATCAGTGTTGAGCTGGTTGGCGACGGTTTCATCTATGATGGTGTCAACCACATAGGGAAGGCCGCTGCCGCTGATTACAAAAGTGCCTGATCCGTTGAAGCCGCTCATGGATTTTTCCTTAAAAGATATGGCGCCAGCGCCGCCGCACCGATACCTGGTTGCGGAGCCGGAAGTGCTTTAAGTTGCTGCACAAAATCTTCCGGCGGGAGCATTAACAAGCGTCCCGCTGCATTCCTGGCTTCCTCACTCATACCGCCTGTTCGAAGCAAATCGGGTGCAAGATGCATGGTGCCGCGCAAAGCGTTGCCTAAAGCAGCCCCATAGCGCCCCGCTGCAAAATTCCCAGCCGCATGGGCAAAATGCGAAGCGCCGCGAATCGTATCGGCCAAATCCTGTTCCCTGCCGGCATTCAGCACATCAGAGGTAATTGAGTTAGTTCCGGGCATCATACGCCCACCAGATTGCGCTAGGGACAATTCGCCTTGTAGTCCTGAAACAAAATCTTTTGCCTTTTGCGCTCCTAAAGCACTTTCCAGTTTTGCTTGAACAGATGGCGTTAGAAGTTGTGCCGGGCGTAATCTGCTATTTTGCGTTTGATTAAAAATTTTGTTTCCAATTCCTGCGGCATAGGCTTCCTTCTCTGCGGCCGTCATGTCCGACAGATGATCAGCAACTTGTTTCGCAGTAGTTCCGGTATCCAGAATATGCTTTTGGCCGGCCTCAAATGCGCTTTTGAGGGAAAGATAATCCCCACTCTCCGCTAAGGCTTCGCTATAACCGGGAATAGCCTTTTTGAGTGCGCCGGTAAGCTCGCCTGTTGCTTTGCTGATGTTGTAATTGCCCGGCGATTTGCTATCCGGAATGCGATTACCGAAGGGATCGCGTTCAACCGTGCGATTCATCGCCTTTCGCGTCAGATCCCACGCTTCTGGCGTCGGATCGATACGTTGGGTTACATTTCCGGCCTCGTCAAAATGCAACCCAATCGCCCCTGGGTCTTTCCCAGCATTCCGGAGGTCATTAGCGGCTGTCGCCATGGCCTTTTTGACAACTGGTCGCGTCATCAATTCCGCCAGTTCGTCGGTGTGAACTGCGGGCTTAGATTCTAAGGCATCTTTGAAGAGGGGGGCCGCTCGTTTTTGTCCTGCTTCTACCAAAGCATCAATACTGCCTTGGGCAGCATCGGGATGAATCCCGGCAGAAGTTTCATAATCGCTCATGATACGCGATGGCGCATCGGCAGAGCGTTGTTTAAGCATTTCCGCGAGATTGCGTCCCGTTTCCCCGCCGCGCCGCCCCAAAGCCGCTAGATTGGCGACGCCCGTGGGACCGAGCGCTTCAGCCGCCGTCTGTCCCCGTCCTGCGATTGTCTGCATAGGGCCAGCGCTTTGCGCGATATTGGATGCAAAGGAGCCAGCAACTTGTTCTGGCGATAGTTTGGCATTCTTTACTGCTTGAGAAAGAGCCCGAGCGCCACCAAAAGCACCAGCCCCAAGTAAGGCGCCTCCAATTTGAGCAGCCGCACGAACTCCGGCATTATCCGAATGGACGGCATTCTCAGCTGCGACACTCCCAAGCGCCGGTGCGACCACACGACCCAGGAACCGCGTCCCAAGGCTTGCCGGGCCTCCAATAACAGAGGGCGCAAATTCCCCGATTCGTTCTGTGATCTGTCCCGGTGTAGTTTTCGGTTGATAGTAGCCTCCAAATGGTGCGGAAACAGCGCGATCAATACCTTCTCCGGTCGGAAGCCCGCGATTGGCACCTTTATTGACCGTAATCGGCTCGCCGCCCAAGCCTTCGACAACTTCAGTTTCGGTGGGGTTAAAAAGTGTCCCAGGCAGACCGACTAAACCAGTGACACCCTTGGTAAGCCCTCCTGGAATAGAGCGAATCGCATCAACGATGGAATCCCCAATGCCCGGCTTCTTTTGACCGCCCGCGATCTTTTCCAAATCGGCATCAGACAAATGCGCCAAAGATTGCGCATTGGCCATCCTCTCCAGCTCTGCATCTGAATATTGGGACAGATCGGCCATCTATTTCCTATTGGCGCGGCGGCGCGCAAGTTCGGCTGCGGCTTGTTCTGGTGTGATTTGGCCACCGCCGCCAGACGGAGGAGGCGCGGCACCGCTTGCGGCTCCATGCGCTTCCAACTTGGCGCGTGTTTCGGGGGCCAGGAAATCCTCAAAATCATCCAAGCCGGTGGACTTCTGGTATTGCTGGCGCAAGCCCACCAACTGACCAGACAATAGACCTTGGTAGGTGCGAATAACCCCGGCCAACTGGGCTGGCGAACTGGCAGAGCTGATATTATGGGCCGCCTCCTCGCGGTCAGAGACGCCACCACCAGCCCCAACTATGGCCTTCACAATTTCATCGCCAACCAACTGCTTGGCCGCGTTGAAGTTGGTTGGTGCCGGGTTGCCCGTCTGGGAGGCAATGAAATTACCCACCCGATTAACCAACTGCACATTGCCGTTGGCCATCGCGTCGGAAAGCTGTCCGAGCTGGTCAAGATGCTGCACGGCCACATTCAGGCTTCGGACTGTGTTGCCGTTTTTGCCCGTGGTGAAATCATTCCGCGCCTTGGTCTTGGCGCCATACTGCGAGGCATCAAAGGACGGGTATGCCTGATTAACCAAGGACATGAACTTGATACCAGTGGGGCTGGTACGCCCTGCTGGGGCCGGTTGGCGGTAGGTGCCAACAGCCTTGATCTGGGCAGCCAGTCCAGGCGGTAATGTGGATAAGAACTCATCCCCCGTTTTGCCCGCAGCCATGGCCGCGCCAGTCGGCCCGACTCCAAACGGATTGCGAGCTACTTCCTCTTCCACGCGGTTATGCCTGCCACTTTCGGCAAGTTGGGCAGCCGCCCGCCTATCAGCGGCTTGCTGCGCCGCAGTCATCGGCAATTGATTCGTGAACTGGGCATTCCCACGCGCAATCTGCCCCTGCAATTCGGCCTGATCACGCGCCGCCTGGGTCATGGGAAGGCCACGCTCCCACAAGGTATTGTCCCGGTTCATCTGGTTTTGGATGAGCTGGGGGGCAAATTGTTGAATGAGCCACGGATCATTTGTAGCCAGAAGACGCGACGCTTGATCGCCCCCCATACCCTGCTGTGGCTGCACAGGCTGCGCAGGAGCGGGTGTTCCGTTCTGGGCGGATGTTGGACCTTCCATTCCAGGCTGGGCTTCCTGGTTCACCTGTGGGGCTGTGCCGGCAGCCGTGGAAATCTGCGGGGATTGAGAAGGCGACCCATTCCCCCGCAAATAGGCTGCAATTGATCTCACGTGCTGATCTTGCGAATTTTTGGCGTTTTCCAGGGCTTGGGTATCGGCCCGTTTGGACAGGAAAGCCCCCAGGATCGAATTACCCGCAGCTCTCAGCCCCCCATACTGGGCGTTGCCGGGGTCCTGGTTCATCAATGCTTGGGCATATGCCTGCTGCCGGGCCAAGTTTTGGGCCCTGGCCTGATCCTCGGCGCTGTAAAAAAAGCCCGGGCTGCTCATGCGGCGCCTCCAAGGCTAAACAGATTGGAGAGGAAGCCGTTGGAGCCCATGGGGGTGCCAGCAGCCGCCATCCGGGCTTTCTGCCCCGCCATAGGGTCCGGCATCATGCTTTTCATGGCATAGGCGCCGCCCAGGGAAGACCCCAGATTGGCTAAGCCGCCATAAGCACCCTGGTTGTTCTGGGGCGTCATAAGGGCCTGCGCCATGCGCTGCTTGGCCCAATCGGCGTCATCCATGAAATAGCCGGGCGAACTCATGGCGCGATCCTCGAATAATCCACAAAGTCATAGCCATTAACCGGCACCACAGCTTCTGGGATGAGCTTGCGAACTTCATCCGCCATGACCCCACGGTGCCTGACTTCATGCGAATCCCAGACATAACGATATTCATATATCGTCAGGCCTTGGCTGTTCTCGCCCACCCGCTTGATATCGCGTTTTAGGCGCCGATCTGACGCCAAGATTGCGGCTGCGCCCAGATTACCGCCCAGGCTGAACAGGTTGTTCACCCCCTGCTGCTGGGCGTTGTAATTGGACATCTGGTTCTGGAAGCCCTGGTTATAAATCCCCGCAACGTCTGTATTGGCCTGCTGCACCCCCGGCACATTGCCAAAGGCCGGATTGGTCGGCTGCGAACCTGTGATGAGGGCGTTATAGGTCGAGAGGGGCTGGTTATATTCCGCGAACTGTAGACCTGCTCCCTGTAGACCCTGATTAAAGCCCTGGTTCTGGATTTGAGCCCCGGCCTGCACAGCGGCATTCTGGGCACCCTGGTAAGCCATCTGCCGGCGCTCGTTAAAGGCGTCCTGGGCGTTCTTGTAGGCCTCATCGCCCGTCTGAAAGCCCTGGTTGGCCAACTGGGCATTCAGGGAGTTTTGATCCCGCGCAAACTGGGGGTCGAGATATTGGGTCTGGGATTTATAGGCTGCGTCCTGGGCATTCTTGATTTGTGTCCCAAAATCGGACGTTGTCGGATCGTTCCGCAGGCTAAAGGGCTGGGAGAAGTTCTGCTGCAGATTGCCAAGGCGCCCTAAAGCGGTATCCGCCAAGGCATTCTGGCCCGTGGTGAACTTGTCGTAGAGGCTTTGCTGTTCCGGGCTGAGACTGACCGTTTGGGAGTAGGTCGGGGTGCCATCCGGGGCATTTCCCGTGATCTGATAGGTGTTCGATCCATAAGGTGTATATTGGTTAACACGGTTCAGAGCCGCATTGGCTATCGCCGTTTCTTTGTTGGAGGTGGTTTGCGCCTGGGCGGTCGCAACCGGATCGGGCGGGCTCGGGGGGCTGGGCTTACACATGCTGGGCCTCGAAAGAATAAACCATGTGGCGGGCGGTATCCTTGAAGCCCAGACGGGCCCACAGGATCGCGGAACGGGTATCGGTCACGGCATCAACATGGAGATGCTTGACCCCAAGCTTTTTTAGCTCGGAAAGCACGAATTTGGTCAGCTTGCGCCCGGTACCGTTCCGGTGTGCCGGGGTGACATAGATGAAATCCTCGCAGGCGATTTTCTCGGAATTGTGCATGTCCTCGGTGACGTAAATGGTTGCATATCCAACCAATTCGCCCAGATGGCGCACCACAAAGCATTTGAGCCAGCCATCTTTGCTGTTGCGGAAATACTGCTCAACTCGGGGCTTATAATCCGCGACCTTGACGCCTTCCGATAGCATGCGGGCCTGATAGACCCCATAATGCTGGCGCCAATGCGGTTCCAGCTCCGGGAAAATCTCATGGAGCGGTTCGACGCTAAAGCTGTAGTCGGAATAGGCCATCGGCTCCCCCAAACGTGGCCGTGACGAACCACGGCCCAGCGGCGGTATGCCGGTGACAGGCTAGAAGACTGTAAACTACAGCTTTGCCGGTGGCAATTGCAGAGGTTGGAACCCCGCGCGGTTAACAGCCGTTCTCCCACGACAGGGAGGAACACATGGTTTCGCTGCTCATCACCCTGCTCATCTACGCCCTGATTTTCGCGCTTGTCTGGTGGGTTATAACCCTCGTTCCAATCCCGGAGCCCTTTTCTCTAGTTATTAGGGTGGTGTTGGCGATTATCGCCGTGATCCTGATTATTAACCTGCTTCTACCGTTGGCGCATGGCCCAGGCTATGTTTGCCGGGGATTGCTGTGCTAAGGTTTAGGTATGTCGGCGGTGCAAATCCGTGGCTATAGGGAGGTCGTGAGTTCGATTCCCATCATGCGCCCATGGCGTGTGTAGCTCAGTGGTAGAGCGCCCTATTCTTGACCTACAGAACCCCGCCATCCTTCATGACATAGTCAAAGCTCAAGACCTTAACATCGGCCTGGGTGGCGGCAAGTTGAAGGTATACCGACGCGCTAAACCCCACCCCATAAATCGTCTGCCACTGCTTTTGCACGCGGGCAGATCCACCCCAAACCGCAGAGCCCCATTTACCTGTCCCCCAGATACCCCCAGCCTGTGGGCTGAAGGTGGGTGTTCCGGTGGGTAACTTGGTCTGGAAATCCAGGCTGAGGCCCAGCGCAGGAGTAACTGGACCAGAGGTCAGCAGGATCGGGCGAAGCATGGTGAACTGCTTCTGCCGGTTGGTGCCGAAATAGGAATAGGCCGGCAACATGCTGCCAAAGATTTGGGTGCCGGAATCATTGCGTCCGGTATCGCCCAGTTTGACGATGGTGTTGTCACCCCAATAGAGGTTATCCCCCAGCACACAGAAACACGATGCGTTCCATGGGGAGTTGAGTAGCCCATAACTGCACCAAGCCCCATGCAGGGTATTCATCACATATTGGTGCGACTGGGAATTCGAAGATTGTGGAACGTTCAGGATTACTTTGTTGCCAAGGGGATAAACAACACCTTGCCAGCCAAAGTTGCCGGAATAATCCTGAATATCCGCATTGATGAGCTGCTGGATTTTGTAGGTGATGGCGTCTTTTGGATTCTTAACGCCCACGCTGATGACGCGCTGAACTGAGACCAACCCATCCGAACAGATGATCGCGGCATCGTTTCCATATTTGAACCAGCAGCGGCGCCCTACAGGCTTGCCCATGTTGTAGACGCCAACAATGGAAAAGGTTGAGGCGCTGGCAGGGTCAGTCCCCTGATAAACCGCAAGCTGTCCTTCGGTGCTGAGGAAGCCGATGTAATCGTCAAAGCTGGTCGCGGAGGACAGCGAAAATGTGATGATGGATTGAAGCTCTCCGCCCAAATTCCAAATCGTGGCGAGATCAAACGAAGTGGCGGCACCGCCAATCGACTGCACCGGCAAGTACCAGGCTTTTGTGGTGTTGTTCTGCACAAACCAAAGCCGCGATTTCCACACAGCCGGATTGCGCAATGTCGTGGTGGTGACGCCAGTAATCGCAGGGGTAGAAGCCCCGTCCACCTTTACCCAGCTAGAACCGTCGTAATAGAGAGGCTTATCAACGCCGTTGGCTGCATAAAGACTTGCACCTCCGGGAACAGACACATTCACATATTCCCAGCGGGCATTGGATAGACCAGTTACAACAGCGGCCCCAACAGCTCCGGAGGTTGTCACGTCATATACAGAGGTTCCTGAAATGGCGAACAGCTTCTCGGTCGTGGTGTTGTCCGAAAACCCCATCAAGGTTTCGACAAAGGAAGGAAGACCCGTTACCCAATCGGCGCTGCCGGCCCGAAGCTGGACATAGGTGGGATAGGGAAAGAAGTTGTCCAAAACCACCGCGTCTTCAGGCGGCATGGCAGCCAGAGAATCGACAGCATTCAAGCCACCAACCGGCGCGGAAATGGATGCTGTACGGCCCGTGGCCTTGCCCCGGATCGGGCTATTGCGGGGTTTGAGAAAGCGGCGGCTGGGAAGGGCCATATATCAGCCCGTCACATTGCCGTAGCCAGTGTCCGGCACATTGCTGTAATTCAGGAAATGAAGTCCCGCCGCCACCGCGTTCATGCGCAGCGATCTGCTGGCTCCGGAAACCGACAGCTGGAAATCCCTTGCGTCAACGTACTGCTTATACTCATCCGAGTAATCCAGGCCCTTGGCGCGCAGAAAGCGCCATTTCACGCCAAGGCGTAGGGTGTTTTCTGGCCAGCGATAAAGGTCTGTATCCGCGGCCCAACGGCAAACGCCGCCCGATGCTGTGCGCGGTGTGCCAGCCGAATCAGTACAGAAAGCGTTGGAGACATACTCATAGGCGATCTGGTCGGTTTGATCCGTGCCGGGAAGCGGCTGAATCTGCATCTTGTTGTTCACCACCCGGAACCGGATGCGCGGGCCTACCGGCGAGATGCCCGAAACAATCACTTCCCATTCAACCGGCGAAAGCGGGCCCAGCATTGGCCAGCGGAAATTTCTGTCCCAGTAGGTGGCATTGATAAAGGAACGAATGTCTCCGGGAAGATCATAGAGAATCTGCCCGAAGTTATAGGACGCTGCGGTATTGGTGGAAGATGCTACTGCACTCATCTGAACGGTTGAAGCTGTGACCGCCAGGACAGTGGCGCTTTGATAGACACCTGATCCTGCCACCCCATACCCAACCTGGATACCGGATGTGCTGGACATGTTGGTGATGGTGTCGGAGCCTTGGGTGGTATCACCGGTAAACGGCCCAACCGGCACCAGATTGAAGGTGTAGGTGGTGTTGAGTTCCGGCCAGCCGCCCCAGGGGCCCTGAAGCTGCAAGAAGGTCTGCCCCTCCAGATTGGCCAGGGCAAGAAGCTGCTGAACCTGTGGGTCCGTATTCCCGATAACGGAATTCGGGGCTGACAGGCTCAGTTCGTTGCAGGCGTCCTGGATAACGGTAAGCAGGGACATATCATCTTACGCGGTGAGTTCGTAAACGAAGTTCGTACCGTCGATAGAGGTAAAGGTGGCAACCTTGCCATTGGTCATGGAAAGGCCAGCGTTCAAGCTGCCGTTGTTGAGTTTTCCGCCAACGGGCGGATAAACAAAAATGGTATTGCCGGTATAGTTCGCCACCCGCATCCAGTCGCCGGCCTGCAAGCCGTCCGTGGTGCCGTTTCCGGGGGGGATAATCACCCCGGAATTGCCCGCCCCAGTCGTGATGATGTGAGTGGTTGCCATCGGCAAAAGCGCGGCGGTCGCCTGCGAAGATGAGCCAGCCCCGGCCGTCGCGCCATTGCTGACGCCACCAATCAAGGAACCGGCAGCGGCAGCAGATACGCCAGAGCCCATTGCATTTCTACGGATCGTCATTCGGCATTCTCCTTGCGGGGGCGGCCAGGACCGCGCTTCTCAGGGTTGGGAACGGTTTCCAGGGTTTCAGGATAAATCTGCCCCGTGGAGGCCATCTTATTGGCCATCATGGCATTGAGCTGCGCCAACTGCTGCTTGAGCATTTCCACGTCCGCCTTGGCTTCCGAAGCTTCGGCCATGGCGCGGCTCAAGTTGCGGGTCTTTTCGTCATCATTGGCCAGGAACTGCTGGCAAAGAGCCTTCTCGCGGCCTGCGCCCATGCCCAAGGTCTGCACCACCGAATCCGGCATGTTGGCGTACTGCTCGACGGTATGAATATTCGCTGCCTTCAATTCCTTGACGCGATGAGAGGCTAGGAACTTGGCCATTTCCAGGGGCGTGCCGTCAGGCACCTGGACCTGCTGGGATTTGAAGGCTTCGTATTGCTTGGGAAAGCGCTGCGCCCAATTGCGGCGCTTGGCCTTATCCTGGTCTTCCGGGCCCGGTTCGGGATGGAACACACGGGTCACGAATTCAGACTTGGCTCCCGGCGCGATCACTCGCACCATCTCAACCGGCTCGTAAACGGCGCGGCCTTCCTTGGCGGATTTAAACGGCTGATAAACATCGTCCATGAAGAATTCAACGTGCAGCCCGGAATCATCGCCATGGCTGACGGTCGCAACCATGCTGCCTTTGAATTCCGGTGCGCGGGCAAGTGCCAATTCCATGAAGTCTCCTATGAGGCCATCTGTGTGGCCAGTGATTTCAGCAATCCGTTGCCATGCACGCTGATTTCACAGCCTGCGGCAACAAGATCAGGGAACATCACTCTAAAATCTTCGGCCTGTCCTAGCAACTGAGGCGAGGTTTTGAAGGTGTCGCCCCCGCAGGTGACGTTAACGGTTTTTTCGTACTGGCCTTGGTCATAGGCGTGCACGCGATCCTCAAAGGACGAGTCCAGCCCGAACAGGTGGAATTTGCGGAAGCCAATCCCATAGGCCAGCACCATGGCCCGGCTAGCTCCGGTCGTGCCCCCGCCCACCACATGCCGGAAGGTGTGGCCGCTGATTCGGCTCATGGCTTCCCCGCCCCCATGCCAGCAGATCAGGGACGTGCCGGCAGCGTCCAGGACGGCAGGATCGCACTGGGAGGCATAGAGCCGCTTCATGGGGATGTTGGGCGAGACAAATCCCAGGCAATCGGGATGCGCATCAAGCATCACATGGAAGTCCGGGATCAGCCCCCGGCGCTCCAGCCAGGACGGGACATTGTTCACGGCAAAGATTTGGCAGCTGTTGGCCAGATAACCGATGTAAGGCAGATCGAATTCCAGGGAGGGCGCGCCGCCGATAATCAGCGCGGCCTCCCCATGGGCTTCGCGGGGCTCAAACCAGGCGCACTCCCGCTGGATAGCCGAGCGGATATTGGCCTCAATCCGGTCTACGCCCATGTTAGGGGTAAAGCTCATGTCCACTGACGTTCCGCCCCCGATCTTGTAGACATGGCGGACCCAGCCTTGGGCCATTGCGGGGCTTTGGCCTAGCGGAAACACCACCAGCGACACATCGGGGGGGAAACTGCCGTCATAGAAGGTGGTGGGTACCTGCTTGCCTTCCAGCATCATGTCCAGCTTGCGGATGATGATGCAGTGCAGGGGAAATATCTTAACGCCGCCCTTGAACTCGGAAACCGGCTCGGTTGGAAAGGCGGCAAACTTGTGTGGTTTGTCGGTAAAGCATGTGAAAGAACCCTCCGTGCCTTCCGGAAGATTCCTTCGAATCATGTCATAGAGAATTTCGACAGCTTCGGGGCCGCTGTCGTCATCCCAGATACAACCCAGGTTGAGCATCAGCAGCCCCAAAGTCTCTAACTAGCTTCCCGAGGTGATATTGGGGAAGTTGAGATACGCAGGAAGAATCGATCCCGTCGCCGTCGCGGTATTGGCACTGCGCATCCCGATAAAGGCTCGGAAGGCAGAGCTGGTGGTGCGTACCCGGCCCGCCGTCACATTGCTGACGAACAGGCTGACATTGGGCTGGGCCGTGATGGTGGCGGACTTCAGCACAGCGCAGCGGCCCTTGCACAGGAACCAGGTGTACTGCACCGAAGTCGTGTTGGAGGACACGCTGTTGAGCGCCACCGCCACCGGCTGACCGCTGGACTGCGAGGTGGTAACAGCGCTTGGCACCACTTCAATGGTGTAATCGCCCTTCCACTTGTAGGTCAGTCCCTGGGTGACAGTCGTGGAGGTCGGAACCGCCAGGAAGATCAACCAGGCTTCACCGCCATAGGTGGTGTCGTAGGAAGTAGCTTTGACGATAGCGCCTAGCTGCTGCTCGATCACGACAGACGGCAGCGGGGTAATGCCGGGAGCGCCAACATTGCCCGCCGTATAAACCGCACTGACATCGGCCACGCCGATGATGTTGTCCGTGAACTTCCAGGTGGAAGCCAGCGGCAGGGTATAGGTAGTGACAGCCATGGTTCGGCCTCCTAGTTACCGTTAAGGACGCCCTGCAACCGACGATTGGAAGTCGTCATGTTGCCGGCGAAACCGATCAGCTTGACCATCGCGTCCTGGTTCACCGCGTAACGATCATCTCCCAAAGGAGCGAAATTGCGCGAGGAAGCGGGACGGAAGAAGATGTAATCGGTGTTGAGCATGTACATGGTGTTGGTCGGCGCATCGCCACCAAAACCACCGTCCAGGACAACGTCGGCGGTCATGTACTTGAGGGACATAAAGCCGGCCTGGGCCATTTCATCCGAGGCAATGCGCTGGATGGCCTGGAGCGATTCCAGATACAGGCGATAGTAGTTGTTATCGCACGGGATCAGATCAGGCTTGTCGGCATTACGGACCAACTGGACCCAGAGCCGGTTCATATAGCTCTGGATATTGGCCGAAGTTGCCGCCGAGCCGCCATCCGTCACAGCGCGGAACACCACGTTCTGCCAGAAGGTATAGGTCGAGGCATTGATGCCGCCCACAGTGTTGGTCGGGGTGCCGGCGACCAGAAGCTGCATGCCGCCGATCTGACGACCGCCATCTGCTGTGCCGTCCGAATACACGTCCGCAGAGATATTGTTCTGCATGGTGCGTTCGGCGTTCTTGATGCGGCCCTGGAGCAGGTCGATCATCTGCTCCTCGCCGGCATTCTGGATCATTTCCAGGCCGGACATGGAGATCGCAACCGCCGCCTGGGCGTAGTTGTATTCCGCGAAGGTGAACACATCGCTGGGCGAGATGTTCAGGGCTTCGTAGCCGGAATAGCGCTTGTAGGTGCCGTTCTCGGCATATTCGATTTCCTGCATGATGGTGCGGCCACCATCAACAGGCTTCATGTTGCCGCGCTTGCGAAGGCGGGACAAAAGGGCAGTGTTCTGGGTGACGTTATCCGCAGCCTTGCCCGTGCGATTGCGCAGCGTCGTGGCTACGATTTCGCCAGCGGTAACGGGATTGTTCAAAGCCATTGTGGCCCCTCATCGGTTGGGGGCTACACGCGGCCTCTGACTTCGGCCACAGCAGCCCGGAGATCATCTGCAATGCTGCCGTGAGAGATGGCTCCGTTAAGGGGGCGTGACCCTCCTGGGGAGCCTTTTACAGACACGGCGGCGGCTTTTGCTGCGTCGGCTTTGGCCTTTTGCTCGGCAATTCGCTGGTCTTCGGCGGACTTGGTTTGAGCCGCCATAAGGCTGGTGCGAACTTCGGGATGCGACCAGATTGCCTGCTGATAGGCATCTTCCATGTCCTTGGCTTCGCCAGTCTCGAGAAGTGCGCCCATACGGGCCCTGACCTTCTCGAAATGCTCATGCCCAGGAGCGGTGGAAAACTCAGCGATCTGTTGCTGAAGGGTCTGTTCTTCCCGCTGCTGACGCTCTTGATCCTGCCCCGACAGTCTTTGCGTAAGATCCGCGATTTGGCGTTCTAGCTGAACGTATCTCGGATCAACGCCCCCCTGTTGCTGAGGTAAGCTCAAATCCACATTAAACTGTTGTGCAATAGCATGCAAGGCCAAAGCCTTTTGCATGGGTGTGCCCTGGCGCAGGGCAAAAGAGGTTTGGAGATAGTTCTCGAATGCGCGGGGAATGTCCGCGCCCTCGGCCCGCATGATCGGCAAGTAAGGGTTGGCGATGTCCTGAAGCTTGCGGCCAAAATCGCGCACTTCATCATGCTGGAAGAGCTTCTTGGTGAGCTCATCCTCGCGGCGAGCGGCGGCGCGCTGCGCCCATTCCGGCACTTCGGACCACTTGGCCTTTTCTTCGGCATTCCAGCCCTTGGGGGGCTCAACAGCAGGCTTGGGAGCCTCGACGGGCGCGGGCGGCGCGGCAGGGTCAGGCGGCGCAACGCCAAACTGCTGAGTCGGATCAGGCTTAATGCCGGCATCCTTTTCCGGGAGGGTGAGAGTTTCACGCTTGGGGGCGGCATCGGCCTTGGCGAACTTGCCGGCTTCATCCCGAACGCGGCCCACTTCGCCTTTGTCGATAACGACATCCAGCTTGGGTTCGGTGCTGCCAACCTTCAGTTCTTCAATTGCCGCACGAACGTCGTTTCCAACATTGTCTGGCACAATTTCTTGTGCTGCCGACTGTTCCAGATCGCTCAACGTCTGCTCCTTAGCTGGTCAATGGTTTGCTTGATTTCGCGATGGGTGATTTCGGGGCCATAATCCCATTTCTTGGGCCTCACCGGCTCATTCCCAACCTCTACGTAATTGTTTCGCTTGAGAAATTCCCGATGTTGGCGCCTGCCCATGATGGCCGGGCATTTACCTTTCAGGGCAATATCACCCCCCACCGCCTTGTAAGGCTCGATATCCCTGATAATCTGAATCCCGCTTGTGGAACCAAGCCCCTTCGCGAAATGGGAGAGGCAGCCCTCGGGCCAATCCTCTCCCAGATCGTGCCACCCGGCGCAGGCTTTGCAAAAACGAATCGTCATCCGTAAATGAACCCTTGTGAGCGCCCGACAGAATCGACGGACATCGGAAAAGAATACATTGAGGCGGAGAGAGAAGTTGGCGTGGCGTTGACAGTAGCAGTGGGATTAACCGCCGCCGCAACGCTTTGGAATAGATATCCAAAGCCCATCAGGTAAGTTGCCGCACCATTCTCATCAATCGTATCGCTGAACTGAAACCCTTGGTCGATACTGATGAATGCGTCTCCCAAATGAGCGCTGCGCATACAATTATTCACAACCACCAAGCTAGGAGCAGGTGACGGCGTGATGGATCCAGGTTGGACTGTGGTGCTTCCGGTACTACCACCACTTGAGGAAGTTCCTGTGCCGGTTCGAATTCCGCCAGACGCGGTTTTAATCGCTATGACGCAGCAGGCCTGGTTGTTGTTGCCGCCACCGAGTGTGAAAGTGTGACCCGTTCCTACCACCGGGTTGCGCAGCCAAAATAAGCTTGTTTTGAAAAACGTTGTTGGATCAGATGACCCAGATTCAGCAGTATAGGTATTACCTTTGTTATCGCTGACAGAAACGTTTGCAGCAAAGGCCTGCACCAATCCAATGACAATAAGATTTGCTCCAGTGGTGTCTATCCCGGCAGACGTTCCACCGCCTTGGGCCTGAAGCTTGGTATGCGCGACCAGGGTGCCCATTAGGTCTTAATAACCTTCAAATTGAGAAGCGCCCGCGTCGCGGACGTAACGCTATTCACGTTGAATCGTAGCGTATCTCCTGCGGCAATCGTTGTGGTCCAGCCAGTCAGTGTGGAATCAGTAGATTTGGTAGCGCTTGAAACTGTAGGTAACGCGCTCGCACAAATCGTATCGGCCACGGTCGGCGGATAATTGGCGTAAGTGTCTTTCCAAACATCAATGACGATGGAGCCGGATTGATCCAGTAGCACCGTGTTCGCCTGGATCGTGCAGTCGAAGTTGATTTGCAGATCGCCCTTGATTCCAGTGGTGATAGCTGAACCACCACCATCAATCACAAAACTAATATCTGCGGTGCGGAAGTTTGCTCCTAAAGCAGGCGCCGCGTCACTGCGCATCCATGTGGTAGCAGAGCCATTAACCGCAGATGCGCCGATTGTTGCCGTTGGGTTGGCGCCATTATTGACCAAATCCGCCGCCACCATGGCGCGGAAAGTGGGTTGAGCGGCGGTCCCGTTGGTAGGGCCGGCAAAGATAGTATTGGCGTTTTGCGTGGCGAGGGCACCCGTCAAAGTACCTGAGCCAGTTACCGGCGACCCAGAAACCGTGATGATCGAGGGCATTGACAGCCCTACGCTGGTAACAGTGCCTCCTGATCCCGTCGCGGATAGCGTCCCGCCAACAAAGGATAATCCGCTGCCAATTGCGGCATTGGAAAAGCCTCCCGATCCATTGCCATAAAGGAGGGCCGAACCAGAAGTGAGCGCTGGGAAATCAGCCGCTGTAAGCGCGCGAAACGTCGGCGTTGCCGCCGCACCATTCAAAGGGCCCGCCCAGACGGTGTTGGCGGTCTGGGTTTGTAATCCAAGCGTCAGGGTGCCGGCGCTGGTAACAGGTGATCCAGAAACAGACAAAATGCTTGAGGGAGCTGCTAAAGCTACGCTGGTGACAGTGCCCGACCCAGCTATTCCAGAATTAACCTGATAGTACCGCGAGATCAGCCGCGTCGCGGAGTCGACAAAGATTGAGACCGAGAAGTTTGGGCTGAGTGTAAGCGCCCCATTTGTCAGATAGCCAAGAAAAGCAGAACCAGCAGGAGGGTATATCGAAATGTCCGCCAGCGTGGCATTGGTGATTTCAATCTCGTCGCCTTCTTGAAGCGCATCGCCCCTCCCGACTCCCGGGGGTACAATTACCCCGCCTGTTCCCGCAGTGACGATGTGGCGGGTTTTGCGCTCAAGCAGAAACGCCGTCGCTTGCGTCGATCCTGCTGCTGTAATATGCGCCGCCAATTCCCCGCAGATGGCGTGGGAGTGGCCATAGGAAGCCCCAGTCCCTTGGAGGTTCGCTTTAAGCGACATTTAGACGTAGTTCACGAAAAAGGTGGCTGTACCGCTCACCAGCTGGACATAGCAGCCCGTTCCAAAGCCGAGGTTGATGTTTACGGGGGTGTTGGCCGCCAGGGTAATACTGCCGGTGAGATTGGTGCCGGTGGTATCGGTGCCATCAAAAACTGCGACAATCCCGGACGATGAAGCGGTCGGGAAAATGAACTGAATCCCGCCCGGTCCCGTCTTGACCAGGGTGCTGGCGGATTTGGAGCCCGTGCTTTGGCCCAATGCAAGGTTACCGATAGACATTTGACCCCCTAGCCATGGAGCAAAATCAGCTCCAGTTCCTCGTCTTCGCTTTCTACGTCATTTGCGCTGTCAATTATAGAGGGCGGTGGAATCGTCCTAGGCAAAAGCTCAGCCCGGATATCCGCCGCGATGCTTTCCGCGTCAATCCTTAACGCTTCCTGGCGCGCCAGATCGGCCTTGCGCTGACGGCGCTCAGCCTTGCGCAATTCCCGGAGCTGTTTCTCGGTATGGGGGATGAAATGGCCGCCATATCCTCTAGCACCCCCACTGACCGAAACCGAGCCAACCTGCCCCGTGGCCTGGACGCCTGTAATTGCCACGGTAACAGCCCCGCCAGCAGATACTGTGACCGACCCAACTTGGCCGGTAGCCGATACTCCCGAAATTCCAACCGTTGCGTTGCTGGTGACATTGCCAACCGAGCCGGTTGCGGAAACACCGGAGGCAGCAAGTGTGTGTTTGATGCCAACACTGCCGGCAGAACCTGTGGCAGAGACGCCTGTGGCAGAAACCGTTACGCCGCCACCTGCGGTGTAGGTAATGACGATTATACCGTCTGTGCCCGCGCCTTGTGTGCCGCCTGCGCTGCTGCCTGCTCCACCACCACCCGCGCCTGATCCAGCACCGGTCCCGCCATTAGGGGAGTTGGCGCCACCACCACCACCACCACCAGAGGGACCATGAGACGCATCAAAAGACGGATATAGGCCGCCATTGCCGGTATTGGATCCAGCCGTGAAAGCGCCTGCACCGCCGCCGCCATTAGACCCGTTGGGCGTTGCGCCTGGCGTTCCGCCGCCTGTACCAGCTGGGCCATTGCCGCCAGCGGAGTTTACGCCGCCGTTACCGCCATTGCTGGAAGATAATCCATCACACCCACCGCCGCCCGCGCCATTGCCCGACGTGGTGACAAAACCACCATTCTTGCCGGCGCCATCAGGGCCGGCAGAGCCGCCACCGCCGCCAGCACCAAGGCCGCCACCATCCAGATAGCCGCCTTGGCGACCATTACCACCGCTGAACTTTGTAGCGCCCTTGCAATTGGTGGAAAGGCCCCCCGAGACATTGTCCGTTCCATCCGTGGCATTTGTCCCGCCCGCTGCACTAACGCTGGCATTACCGCCCGACCCGCCCGTCGTGCCGTTAAAAAACGTGTGCCCAGCACTGCCACCGGCAGCAATTGTGTAATTGATTGATGCGCCGGCTGTGACCGAAATGGCGGTTTGCTTGGCATAGGCACCCCCTCCACCGCCCGACCCGCCACCAGAAGCGCCTTGGCCGGCAGACCCGTTACCGCCGCACCCGATACATTCAACATCAACGGATGTAACGCCGGTTGGCACCGTCCATGTATTAGCGCCAGTTGAGGTAAGGATTACCTGGGTCATGGCACTTGACCAGTCAGTGTCGTGATGGAATCACGAATGGTCTGGATATTTTGCAGGTCCTGCAAATACTGTGCCCTAGCTGCATTAATCAGCGTGGTCTGAGGCTGCGTTGGGCTGGGCCATTGATTCAGCCTGGTTTGCCATAAGTCATAATCGGACTGGGCTGCGATAAATGCGTCTATTAGATCAATGCGTTTTTGCAGCAGAGAAGCCAAAATCGCGCGTCCAGCATCAGAGACTTTCTGCTGAAACAGCACCAGTTTGGCGCGAACCGTCACGGCGCTGGAATACGACGTATTGTCAAAATCATATTGTTGGTCCGTTCCTTGCGCGGCGTGCGCAGGATCGTTCAGCTCGCTATCGTTGGTTGGGTGAATAATGACTTTCTCGTTGCCGAGTCGATCCAATATCACCCTGGTCAGCGTCCCCATTGGGTCTACGCAATCGCAACAAGTGCTGTTCCAGGAGCGTTGGCCGGCATGGTGATCGTAAAATCTCCCGCTGTCACGGTCTGTGAGCCAAAGGTGTGGCTTGAGACGGAATTATTGCTGCGGCTGCTGTCATAGATCAGCACGCAATCAAAGGCCGTCGAAAGCGTCACGTTGGTATAGACGATGCTCGCGCTTGGCGTCCAAATCGCGGTCGAGCCGCTGACAGATGCCGCATTGGCATGCGTGACAGTCACCCCACCAGCAGAATAGTTGGTGCCAGAGACTTCGCCCGTTGCGGTATATTGCGACGTTCCCGCTCCAATTGAAGCACTTGCCAGATAGAGCGCTGCCTTGATGGTGCTTGCGTTGGGGACGATAGCTGTCAGCGCATCCAGCTTGCCCTGGGTATTGAAGGCTTGGGTGTTGCTCATGGCCCGATATTTCCCCCTACCGCTTCAACTTCCACGCCCTTCTTGAGTGTCACGTGCACCGAGCGATGCACCAATTCGTCACCATCGTAATATTCGATCCAATGGGTTTCTTCATTCTCGTTGTTGACGAAGCCCTGCGACTTGCGCAGAAGTGCAGGGTCCATCAGGCCTTTGGTCGTGGTGATAAGGCGAAGCTCGCTCATGTCAGCCCCACTACGTTGGATGAGCCGGTTGGCTTGGTCCCGAGGAATTTACAGCCTGTGACATCAATTGTCCCAGAGCCCTGAATAACAGGCTGCGGGCAGTTACCGTGGAAAGTGGTGCCGGTGCATTTCACGCCAGCGGTGCCATTGATCGAGCCTTCCAGGCCATAACCTATCAGGGTATGATTCGTGAAATCCGCCGAACCATATTGTTCGATATCGCCGGCATCGACCTGGCAGATCGCAGCAGAGCCGTTGGGAATGTCCAGGGCCGAGCTATCACTGCCCTTGATGTAGAAGGGTGCTACAGCCGTAAAGCTAGCCCCTGCGCGGCTCTTGTAGCCGTGGCCGCCTGATCCCTGGATGCTACCGCCATCCGAGTAGAAATCCGGCCCAGCGATAGAGCGCACGGTGCTGCTGGTATCGTAGACGGCATGAGCCCCACCTGCCCCATCATTCAGGCCGCAGCGGACAATGACAGTCCGAACCCACGGCCCGGATATGATCTGGGTGCCACCAGGACCAATACCATTCTGGCAGTCGGTGATGAAGTTATCCGAGCCCTGAAGCTGGCCTATGGCATTCCCTTTGGCACGAATGCCACCTGTGCCGCCATGGACCGCTTCCTTCAGACCGAAGTTCTTGATCCGCAGGCCCGTGATGATAACGTTGCCCAAGCCAATCACGCCACCCAATTGGTGGGAATAGCCGTCGGGGTCGGCCAAGCTGTTACCATCGATGATGGCGCCGGGGACATAGAGCGTCTCCAGGCTGCTGTAATCGCTGCCGGCGGCGAACACGGATTTAACCGATGACAGATCCGCCGGCCAGCGACCGCCGCCATCCAGCTTGACGCCTTCCGGCACGTCAAAGCTTTCGGCAAAGACCTGGCCCGGAGTGCCGGCAAAGAGAACCGTGTCCCCAGGCTTGGCGGCTGCACAGGCGGCGGTCGGTCCCGCATACTGCTGGCCGGCGCCGAACTTGATCACATTGCCATTCGAGCCCGGCGCCACAGTAGCCTTGGGCGGATCGCTGGGAACTGGCACACCACCTGCTCCGCCACTGCCGCCTGTTCCACCTGTCCCGGTATCCGTCCCGATATTGTGTGCGCTCTTGTAGCCATAGAAGGGATCGGCCCAGTTGGTCGGCTGGGCGGTTACGGCAATCGAGGAAATTCCGCCATTAATCACCACAGTCTGGCCGCCAAACGGGGTCATATAGACCTTGCCCTGGGCCACGATGAGTTTGATGAAAGCGCCGCTCGCAAGGCCACGCCCGGACGTATCGGGGATGATTGCGCCATTATAGGACGCCTGCGCGCCGTAGAGCTTGGATGTTCCTCCGCCGATGTTGGAGATCAACACAAGGGCATGGAGACCATCCGCATTTCGGTCAATGCGGTAGCGATTGCCGAACATGTCCATCAGATAGGGGGGGCCGCCAACGGTGCCGTCCGGGTCTACCGTGATACGGCTGCCTTCAGGGCTGGGAAATAGCGCCATGGCGGAATCAGCTGGGAAGAACTGGGCCTGCACCTTTGCCGCGTCCCAATAGGTCGGGTCGCGCGGGTCCATTGTGGGGGGCGTTGTACCTCCGCCCGTACCGGTTCCGCTGCCAGTTC